ATTATGAGTTACAGTACAAAGTTTAGAAGTACGTTTTACAGCGGCTACCGTAAAGCAGTTAACGTAGAAAAGGGTATACATAGAGATTACCAATTAGAAGTTAGCGATCGCCAAGGTGCAATAGAACGTAGTATAAAGTATGCTAAAGATGGAGCGGACTACTTAATGGTTAAGCCGGGCATGACTAGTATAGATTTAATACACGACATTAAAAAGTCTGTGAGAGATGCAACACATGGAATAGAACTTCCTGTGGGCGTGTTCCAGACGTCAGGCGAGTGGTCTGCACTAGAAAGCACAGAACAATTAAAAGAAACTTATAACATCTTTAAACGTGCTGGTGCTGACTATATGATTAGTTATGGTGCTAGATTACTTTAGTTTAGCTACTTGCTTTACTATTTTAGCTTTGGTTTCACGACGATCAACTTCAAATCCAAACTTACGACCGTAAGCTTCAAGTTCCGTTTTAGTCATTTTGTCTAGCTTTGCTTTAGATAGCTTTTTAGACTTAACTTCATCTTTAAGTATCAAAGGCTTTAGCTTCTTAGACTTAACTTCGCTTATACCAAAAACGTTCTTTTTAATCCAATTAAACATTGTATATTCTCCAACTGTATTTATCTACGCAGTTAACCAATTCTCGGGCGTGTTATGGAATGTGTGCAACGGAGTTTACACACGGGTTAAACTACGTATATAAGGTGTCTTAAACGCACACAGACGTCATTATAGCAACGATTAGTACCTAACTAGTGTCAAAGTACTTAAAGGCGAAATAAGAGCCATTTAGACGGTAAAAACCATTGTTTTAGGTGTCTACAAGCACTATGGTTAAAAGAGGGTGTAGCTCGTATAAAGAACCAAATTGCTAGTATGGTGTATACAAAATTTACAAAACGAAGGTATAAATTTACAAACTTTACATTGTTTACACTCGGCGTAGAGAGCCAAAAACCTCGCTACTTTTTTGCTTACCGCTAGTCGCTCTGCGACTTGAAAAATTTCCGCTACCGATTGCTCTAAATGGCTTTACCGCTCCGCGGTCGCTCCGCTCTCTTAATTCTCGCATATCTGACCTGCGAATATAAATACCTCTGAATTGACCTAAATGGCCCTCGTACATAAACACGTGATTATAAGAGCGGAAGTACTTAATCCGCCACAAGATGAAAACAAAGCAAGTGACCAAGTAAAAGATCTCATTAATAAAATAGGTATGAAAATACTTATGGGTCCTTACGCAAAGTATTGTACTATGGTAGGGAACAGAGGATTAACAGTTGCCGCTATTATAGAAACAAGTCATGTTGTAATGCATAGTTGGGACGAGAACGCACCAGCACTAGTTCAATTAGATGTATATACTTGCGGACCATTTAACAAGAGTATAGTGTTTAAATGGTTAGAGCAATTTGAACCTACCGATATAAAATTCAAATACTTGGATCGTGAATATGGTCTGAGAACTCTGAGTACCAGTCGCAATAAATATACTATATGAAAGCAACGTTTAAAAAGTTTTGTAAGTGGCAAGAGGATCACTGTGAACGTATGAGAAAGCTAACAGGCATAACTCATATGCAAATGGCGTGGATCAGTTTCACTAAAGGTTTACTACTAGGTATGCTTTTAATGTTACTAGTGTCTTGTGCAAATACAAAATCAGCTGACGTTGGTTATGAAGAACAACCAAGAAACCTTCCAACACTATTCAAACTTGATGCTATGTCAAAAGTTTTAACTTGTATGTTTGCACCTGAAACAGAGGAATGCAAAAAGTTAAGAGAAGAAACTAAGAACATGGACAAAGAGTGGGACGAACAAGAAGAAACTCAATACGATAATAAAGCAAAGTAATCTTGTTGACAAGATGTTTTTTTGAGGTATAAAAATAAAACATCTCGATAAATACTATTGTAGATGAAAGCAAGTTGAGGGCTTTCAAATAGTAACATAGATGGAGAGGGTAATAGTAGATCCATTTACTGCAATAGCCGCCGCGACAACGGCATTCAACACAGTCAAGAAATTTGTTCAAGCTGGCCAAGACTTCGAAAACACAGTCGGGCAGATGGGCAAGTGGTACACAGCAATATCAGATTTCCGCAAAGGACAACAGATGCAAAAGAAGCCTCCGTTGTTCAAAAAACTTTTCAATGCAGGGTCAGTAGAAGAAGAAGCACTAGCATTGTTAATGCACGAAAAGAAAATCCTAGAACAAGAAAAAGAATTACAAGCACTATTAAACTTTCGTTATGGTTATGGTACTTGGGACGAGCTTAAAGAGATGCGTCGTAAGATTAAAGACCAAAGAGAGAAAGCAGTTTATAAACAAGCACAAATGAGAGCAGACTTCATAGAGACTGCACAAATTGGTACAGCAGTTTTAGTACTGTTAGCAATAGTAGGTGGATTTCTTTATTGGATATTCAAATCAAAAGGAATTATATGATCCATGCCGCGACACTTTTTGGATTTATGGTTACTGCTTTACTACCTACAACTAGTGTTCTTGCCAAGGGTGCCAAAACCTATGGTGGCACTAAACCTTATACTTATGAGCAACAAATAAGAAGAGGTGAAAGAGTACAACCCAAATTAGTTACAGCACGTAGAGTTTATATGGGCTTTATTGGAGACAGTTTAGTATGCGTATACGTTGGTGCCAAAAACTCAAATGAAGTTATTGTAACTGGACGAGACGATAGATGTATGGGTAGTATGCAAGTACCTTATGCACCAGATCCTGACTTTAATTGGCGTAAAACCATTGAAGTAATGAAAAAGGATATGGATTAGTTCTATCTTGTCGAGACTGCTCGAATACGTTCTTTTCCGTCTATCTTCTTTGGAAAAATTCTACTGTATTAGTTAGCGATTTAATTTGAGTTTCTAGAAAATGAATTCTCTTTTCTGCTTGTTTAATTACATCAACAGTTTTGAATCTACCTTTACCATCACGTTTACAAGTTTCTTCTAACAACTTCCTAAACTCACTTTTGAATTTAGTCATTATAGGCCTCCTCCACATTTTAGTAGGTGCAAAGTATTGGCATCATATAGTCATAGACCATAACTAATGCGTGTGATAAAAACCATATTCCGATACTAACTAAAACAAATGTTACTGCCCAGTTTGGTATATGTTCTTCTATCATGTTAAATCTCCTTTAACTTTTTCCATGTATCTTTGTAATTACTAACACTATAACAAAAACCCAAGTCATTGTCAAGTATCTTTTTGCTTAATGGATAATCGTTTCCTGCTTCATCCATTCTGTCTCCGTAAAAATGTAACACGTCAGTTGCCTTAAAGTCTTTTGTTATTTGACCTTTATCGTTGCCTCTAGGAAAAATATCTATTCCTGTTTCTCCTCCTACTACTGCTTGTATTGTAGGAAACAACATTTGAAATTCTTTTGCTATTCTATTTCTTTCATTCTCAGCTCTATCAAACTCAACGTACATTTTTCTTTCGCCTAGTGTTGCGTTACGTCCGACCACACTAAAGTTAACCATGCCAGGGCGTTCTTCAATATGTAAACCTGTGCGTAAAGGAAACTCACTAATGCGACACTCTGATATTAACCAACGTTCAGCTTCGTTGGGTAATTTCCATTCGCTTGTATGTAAATGCGTACTGCCTTCCCAAACATCAGCACCACTACAATTATAAACACGTTGAGCTAAACTATAAATCTCTTCGCCTATTTGTTCTATAGTTTTTTCTCTATCACTACCTGTTATAAGATATACATCTTGTTCTGCACAAAACGTTGAAAAGAAAATTGCAAAGTCTGTGTTTATCTCACGTCGACTTGGCGTTAGTGTTCCGTCTACATCAAAAATATATTTGTTTAACCTAGCCAATGCTTTACACCTTTGGGAGAGTCTTTGTAAAGTTCATTGCTGGTCTCAACTAATTTTGGACCAATTTGTTTATGCGTAAGTCTTTCATTACCTTTAAGTATGTGTCTACTAAATCCTGTTGTTAGATCTAATGTGTTACCTGTTAGCACACTATTAACACACTTGGTTGCCATAACTTCATGATTGTCTTTTATCATATGATTATAGCGAGTATCTATTCCATCACTATACCATTGCTCATCATCTTTCTCACTAACAAACTCTGCGTTGCTAACACTACCAGTCATATCTCCATACACTTTTATAATGTCTGTGTAATCAATATCAACTGTAAAGCCTGGTATTAATAGTAAAGTAAATCCTATATTTCTTTTTAATTCTTTAAGCCAAGCTACCTGTTGCTCCACTCTAAATGAGTCTAGTTCGTCTCTTTGTAAGTAATTCACGTAACCCATAACAGCATCAACATGACCCTTTTCGTTCTCTGAGGCGAAGTTATTCCAGTTTGCAATACGATAATTGGATAGTTCAGGCTTGTCTTTAAAGAACCAATACCTATATGGACTTGTTAATACTACAACAACTATATCATCTTTAGTAAGTTTTTCACGTTGCTCTTTAACTTTAGTTAGTATCCATTCGTTGCTACAACCAATGATACTGTCGTTAAGCATAGCATCTACTCGTAGCTTACTTGCTAACTGTCTTGTCCAAGTCCAGTCTGTTTTATAGTCTACTGTAAATGAATCTCCAAATATATAAAGTGTTCTCATTACCACCAACCTATTGCTTTTGCGTTACCTAATATAATCATTAAGCACGTTAGTATGTGTAGTACAATCCAAAACGTTCTGGCCGCTAAAGCCTTCTTTACGTCTTTCATTGATATTGGTAGGAACTCTGGTTTATCTTCATCGTTGATGCCTATTGGCATACCAACTGTTCTAGCCCACGTTTTTAGAAAACGCCTTTGTCCGCTCATTACTCGTCCTCGTCATTGCCTAAGTTTTGTAAAAATGATCTTAACTTTGTGCTATCTGTTTCTGCTTGTATAGGTTTAACTGCTGAACCTATTCCAGGTTCTTTAGGTGTGTCTGGTTCTTTATCTTGTGTTACATTACTAGATCTTTTTAGTCCTGCTATAACACTTGAACCTGTTGATTGACTATAACTGTTATCTTCATCTTCTGCTAAATCTGTAATACGCAAACAGTCTATATCAAACTCTAAATCTATCTTTGCACCAACACCAGAACTACTTCTAGTTTTCATAAGTTGTATTTGATATCTACCACGTTCACGCATAGCTCTACTTGTAAAGATACCTATAACATTATCAGCAGTTTGTATTTTACTTAAACCACCTGCTATATGACTGTGATCAAATTCTATTTCTTCTACACTAGCTCTGTTTAACTGTGAAGCAGTTACAAATATACATTGTAGTTCCATTGCCAAGTTACGTAGTTCTTCTGATACAAACTTATCTTTAACAAACAAATCACTTGGACTTACTTTTTTACTTAATGGCATCATTAAGTCTAAATAATCTATTAACAATACATCAATCTTTTTATTGTTTTTAACTTCATACTCTTTAACAAAACTTCTAATATCGTTTGCAGTCTTACCACTTGGCATATATTTTATCTGCATACCACCTGCTTTTTTACCTACAAGTTTAACTTTCATTTCAACTGTATCTAAATCTCTAAATATTTCTCTACTTGGTATATCAGTCATCATACTATCTATACGCATAGCTACCAAGTTCTCACTTAATTCAAATGTTAGATATACAACGTTCATTCCGTTCAATGCCCAGTTGCAACCTAAGTTTGCTAAAAATAAACTCTTACCTGCACCACTACCACCTGCAAATATATTAAGTTCACCTTTGTTAAATCCACCAAACAGTTTCTTATCTAAACTTTCCCAACCTGTACTTACTTGTCCATTGTTATCTTTCAAACCCATAAGTCTACCTTTTGGATCTGCAAAGTAATCTATACCTAAGTCTTTTTGTAAACCTATTTGTACTGCTTCTTTAATTTTAGTTTCAACTGGACCATACTCACCTTTTTCAAGTAAGTCTGCACTTTCTAATATTGCACGTTCTAATGCTTTATGTCTACTAAATGTTTCAAAGTCGCTTAACAACCAATCATAATGTTGTTCATTAAGTCCTTGTGGTACTTCTAATTTAACTTGAGTACAAGCACTATTAACAATCTTTTGTGTAGGTAATGTATTGTGTTCTTCAACAAAGTTTTTAATAAACTCCGCCGATGGTGCTAGTTTACGATCAAAATTCTGCGGATCAAAGACAGCTTGGCAACGCACAAAAGTTTGTGCATCACTTAACATTATTTCCAAATAAGTTTTTTGGATATCGAATCCGTAATCAGTATTTTGCTTCATGATTTATTATACCATATTTTTTCATTAAAGTCAATATGTTTTTCTTTCAAAGCCAAAACAGCCCCAACACAACTTCCAGGATCACCTGGGTTCTTAGGAACATATATGTTGTTCCAATTTCTTTTAATTTGATTTACTGCTACACTATTTAAAGCACAACCTCCTGTTAGTATTAAGTTACGACTTGGTAAGTTATTCAAGCACCATTTACTATTTGATTTAAGTATTATTTCAAATACAAATTGAGTAGCATTTGCTAATCTTTTCATATCACCTTCTGTACTTAATTCAGGCTTATACCAATTTGCGCCTTTATGTAAATTGTGTTTAAACTTAACTCCAGGTTTAGTTCCATTTACAGGACCTTTAAGAAACGTTGCAACCATATCATTAATTAGATGTAAGTTTTCTGCTGACTCAATATCTCTACCACCTGGTTCAACTTGATACTCATCTCTGTTTGCTTTTAGTCCCATACGTTGCGTCATAGCACTATAAAATAATCCAACACTATGCGGATAACCTTGTGAGTATATTTTCTTTAGCTTGTCGCCTTTACCTTGCCATATAGTAAACGTTTCGTATTCGCCAATTGAGTCTAAACACATTATAGTTGCATTACGAAATCCACTTGTATAGTAACCATAGGCGGCGTGTGATTTATGATGCTTTACATACTTAATAGGTTGTTTGAATCCCCATTTAGCTAGATACTCTTTAATATTATTTTCTTTAAACAACCAACCTTGTCCTGCTTGTAGTTGTCTTAAACTTTTCAAGAAAGGTTTTTCGTACCAAACAATTTCATCTGGGTAAGGGCAATTTGCTTCTATAAATTTAAGCATTGGTTTGTTCAAATGTGCATCGTTCTCAATGCCACTAAAGTCCTTAGACATTCCTGCCCAATCACACGTTAGCTTACCGTATCTGTCTTCTTCAAATACTGCCACACTTGCATCATGACTGTTACCTACTATACCCCAAGTTATCACTATCGTTTCTCCTCGATGCTATCTATAAGGCCAAACTCCTTTGCATCTTCTGGGTTCATAAAGTTATCACGTTCCATTGCATCACAAATCTCTTCATAAGATTTACCTGTATGCTTTGCGTATATTTCGTTTAAACGTTTCTTTGTATCTATAATATCTTGTGCGTGTATTTCAATGTCAGTTGCTTGTCCACTAAATCCTGCACTAGGTTGGTGTATCATTATTTTACTATTAGGTAAACTAATACGTTTGTTACCTGCCATTAGTAATAACGATCCTGCACTTGCGGCCAATCCAATACAAACAGTTGTTACATCACATTTAATATATTGCATAGTATCATACATTGCCAAGCCTGCACTTACTAAACCACCTGGAGAATTAATATACATTGATATAGGTTTCTCTGGTGCTTCACTTTCTAAAAATAACAGTTGGGCACATACAGTACTAGCCATTGTCATATCAATTGGACCTGTTACAAAAACAATCCTATCTTTTAACAAACGACTATAAATGTCGTATGCTCTTTCTCCTTTGTTGGTAGACTCTACTACCATCGGTATTAAGTTGCTCATTATCTCTCCTTAAATTTTTTCCAGCTACTATGTAATACGTAAAACCAAACTCCATTTATCATCGGTTCTACCAACGCATCAATGGCCGCTAACTCTATACTTGCTCCTGTAATCATTGTTACACAGGCAATAGCAATTATAAAATGTCCTATTGTATACACAATGGCTAGAGATAAAGAAGAACTATATAGAATACTTTTTGTGGAATTATAAATTCCTCTAGTTAGTTCTGTCATTGTACTGCTCCTTCCATTTGCATACCCATTACATTAAAGCTCATACTAATTCTTGTTGTATCACTTTTGAAAGGATATACTGTGTGTTTAAGTCCGGCTTGAAACAATAAGAAGTCACCAGTCTTTGGTATTATCTTATGTGTTCCGTTAGCCCCTACGACATCTGGTCCATACATAAATTCGATCTGTCCAGGACAGTTCATATTAGTATCTTTGGTATGTTCCTCGTTAGCTATAACTTCAGGAACGTCTATGTATACAACTGCACTCAACATTCCTGAATGACTGTGTATAGGATTAAATTCATGCTTTGTTTGAAAGTTAATCCACGGTCCTGTACCTAAGTTAAAATTAACGTGGTCGTAATTTTTTTCAGCCATTGGAGTAATTAGATGACTGTTAAACCTTTCGTCTTCGAATTTCATAAAGTTTACAATATGTGGCGTTACCATTTCCATAAACCATTTTTGATCTTTTACTACTATGCCTAATTGTTCTTTTATATTACCTGCCAAATCGTACCCAACATTGTTACGTGCTATTCTTGTTTCTTCAGCAATCTCTTTCATAGACTTTATTTCGTCGTCTGACAGTCTACCATGATATATTGTTGGGCCGAATGGTCTTATGAATTTCATTAGTGCTTCGTAGGTCCTTTTAATTGTGTCTCGTTTCTAGACATAAAAATTGCATCCATGATGTCATCAAAGTCATCTGGACGTAAAGTTGCTTTATAAATTTTAATTGCCTGAGCACACATTACTCCTGCAATCTCTAAAGGATCATACATACCATCTTTGTCTGTTAACAACTCGTTAACTTTAGACTCGATAATTCTGTATGCTTCTTCAGTTCTATCTTTGTGTTCATCCATATTATATCCTATTTGTAAATAAATGGGTCCTTCTTTTGTAACTCTTTGATTCTCTTTTTGAACTTTCTACGTTCCTTCCAATTCTCAAAGAAGCCAATAAAATTACGCCATAGTTTTTTTAACCAAACCATTTTTTGCTCCTTAACTTAATTTTTAATTCTGTATCTTCTGTACTTGAAACTATTGTGTGAAGTGTGTACATTCTGCCATACTTGATTACTGCGTCATTAACATCTTTAACGTCTTCGTCCCAATCTGGCATACTTACTGACCAACCTAATTCTATTGCTTGTTCCATTAGTTTATGTCCGTTATCATCACGATCCGGAACTAGTATTACTTTCTTATTTAACGCATTGATGGCCAGGGCCTGTTGATCTTTGACTTCGCTACCTAATAGTGCAACACCGTCTACACCAATAGCATCAAATGGACCTTCTACAACAATAGTAAACACTCTATTATAACTTTGTGAATCCATATTAAACACATAGCCAACTTGTTGTTCACTCATATACTTTGGACTACCTTGTCCTATTTTACGTGCGGTCCAACCTACAATTCTAGTTGTAGGATTATCCCAGTCCCTATGATAAAACGGAACAATCAATCTATCTTTATAACCTAGTTTAGGTGTCCAATGAAAATTATAATCGTCTATGAATAGCTGTCTAGTTTTCATATACTCTAATATTTTAATTAGATTATCATCTATCATACCAGGCATTATTTGAGTAATTGGAACTGCACCTTCTGGTAGTTCTTTGTCGACGAACTTTGGCAACTCTACTATTGTTTGTTTGAAACCTTGAGTTTCATTAAACTGTAAAACTGCCAAAGCCAATTTAGTAATTGTATCGTCTGAAGCACCTAGCCATTGTAACAGTCTTTTCATCTTGCCAGATAGCTTACGGCCACTCTGCCAAGATGCCTTGAACCCGCAATTAAAACAATGATAGCTTACACCATCGTTCATGTTGTTCTTTATTAATCCGCCACGTTGTCTTGAGTCTTGAGTAGTCCCATTATGGTGACAACACGGAGCATTAAACGAAGTCCAACCTGATGGCGTTGTTTTCCGTTTGCTGGGAAGATGTGAAAATACTGTATCAAAAACTAGACTACTCATAATACTATTATAGTATATTATGAGATAAAAGTCAACTAGTTTCTTACCAGAACTTTATCTATTGTACCGTTTTTCTTTTCGTATTGGACACGTAAATGGTTATAAACACCGTTGAAGTTTATATACATTGGAGTACTAGGTTCGGACAAAGTTATTGTTCCAATGTTGCCCCAATATGTACTTCCTGTTACTGCATTATCCAAAGTAGCTTGTATATGAACATCGCCAGTGAAGTCTGTTGAATATACTGCCGCAGTATGTAATGCTTCGTTACCATTTTTAGCCGGTTCGGCTGTGATTGTTTCACTTACATAGATATCTGTATCAATACCTGTTTCAGTAAATGTTTTAATGTTGTATGTTTCAGCTGGACCAGGAAAAGCTTCACCTTCAACTTTAATAACACCTTTAGCACCGTAATGAGAATTTGCGTATGTTAAAGTCTTGTCACCACTCGTCGCAACCAAGTAAACGTTGTAGCTACAAAATTGTTCTTTAATGTTTAAAAGATCGTTTTCAGTTACGTTAACTGTAAACTGTCCTTTATAACTAGGTGTTGATGTTTCTTTAATAGTTCCGTCACGTTCTACGATTAAGTTATTGTTTTCGTCGAACATAACAAACTTAGGCGTATAAGTGTTTAATATACTTATAGGCTTCTGGTCTGGGTTTTTAATCTCAAAGGTTAGAGTATTATCTATGCCTCTGTAGACTGTCATATTTCTTGTGTACACTGGTCTATACTCCGTTATGTTATTAGTCAGATCTGCTATCAGTACTGACTTATTGGTTGCTAAATATCGATATGTTAACTGCATATACATATTTATCGAGAGAAACGTGAGATGTTACTTAAAGACATAGAAACAAATTTCCCCTTCTTAAGCATTGTACAATACGGTGGGAACGAGTATGTAGGCATCATAAACAACCAGGATAATCACGTTACTAGTATGTACGTTTATACCATGCTACGTAGCGATGAAGAGAAGAAGCACTTTATAAGCATGGGCGAAGTATGGTGGTTTGAAAGCAACCGCACTTTACCTATTAGCATATTCCTTCCACGTGAGTTCGATATGTTTAGGCATTGTCTTATGACAATGAATAGTAAAGATGTAAAAGTTACAAGTGGACCAGTAGTCAACATAGGCAATCTTGCAATTAAACGTGTTAAAAGAAAAAGTGTTCAATTGATGAGAAAGCCCAAAGAAAAATGAAACTAGTAGTAGCAGGTTGTAGTTTTTCAGACTACATGGAAAAGAACAGTAGTGTATACGGAGAGCAGTTGGCCGCTTTTATAGGAGCAACTTATATACACGAAGGTGCAGGCTCTGGTTCTAATTGGCGTGTATGGCGTACAGTTGGAAACATGATACGTAAAGAAACAATTACTAGAGATGATATTGTAGTTGTACAATACAGTAACAATGAACGTAATGAATTTTGGACAGCTAATCCACCCGACAAGCAAAGAATAATTAATGGCGTAGCACGTAATGATTTACGTGAACCTAGTCATGATGATGGTGCTTTGTTAAGATGGAAATTTGATTGTCATACTTGGATGGGACATCCTTATCCTAAAGAAGCCAAGTTTGCAAAAATGTATGAACAAAATCACGTGTCAGTTAAATTTGCACAAGAACAATTTGACGCACATAACATTATGTTTCAAGCATTGTTAAGACAACACAAAATAAGATGTGTGTTCTTACGTTCTCGTATTAATCAAAACTTTGAATTAGATGAGGACTTTGAAGCAACTTCATATACAGAAGAAAAAGAAGATCAACTAGATGAATCTTTTAGATACGAACCTAAAGATGTTAGTCATCTAAATGACAAAGGTCATTATACCCTTGCAAGAAAACTTAATACACATATTAAAAGTTTAGGTTGGAAATAATTACTTACGTAGTTTTTTAATTAACAAAGGTAAGTAAACACCTACTGCAACAACTCCCCAAAAGATTCCTAGTGCTGAAGCATATATTATCCAATTAGATAAATCTATAAGTATACCTCCAACAACTCCACCTATCCATACATAGTCAAGTGTTGCGTGAAACTTCTTCCACTTCGCACCATACGTTGCAATAAGTTGATCTCTTTTGTTAGCGAACCAAGGGTGTACGTGTCGCATTATTACGAAGCCTTCATTTAATACCATTACTGTAAATCCTATCCAGAATAATATCATTTGATCCTCCATCTTGATCCTCGTCTTACAATGTAACCACAGCACTTATCTGAATTACATTTACAAGGAAATTGTTTATAGTCTTGATCGAAACTAAAACCGTAGTCGGCTGTTAGTTCCTCGCCCTTCTTAATATCTTTATATGCAGTTACCCATATCTTTAATCCCTTGCCATCATATTCACAATTCTCATCACATGAATGATTTATTAACCTTGCAGTATTATATGCAAAGTTTCCATCTAGGTCGTAACGTTTATTAATTGTAAACAAGTAGATTGGCTTTGAGTTATCGTACTTGGGATTAGTATCAGTTTCTTTCTTTGTAATATACTTGCCTTTATAGTCTAGTATCTTTGTACCTTTTTTAATATCTCTTGAAGCGAAGAGGCCACGGCCCTTGTGCTTTGTTTTCCCTACCTTGTACAGCTTCATTATTTGTATCGTTTAGGACTTAACTTAGGTCTATAGTGTTGTGCTTTAAACAAACTATTATGTATGAACTGTGTAACTTTGTTGTGCATACTTCTATGGTCACCTGTTAGTACTTCCATTTCATAGTCTTCTCTTTTGAAAGGAATAACTTGACATATAGGCATACCATAATCAAATGTAATTTCTTCACCCATTGGTGCAGTAAAAAAACTATTAATATGTGCTTCATGATATAAGTCTGTATCTATTATACCATTCATTATTTCTAAATTCTTATGCTTGTTATAATAAGGTGCAACAAACATACAACTATATCCCGGAGGTGTTTTTACATACCAAGGGTTCATAAACTTAAAGCTACCATGAAACGTATCAGCTTCAAAAGGATAAGCATCCATTTGTTCCATAGGGTGTGTACTAGCACCAAACATACTTTGTTGTCCACCTGGCAATCTCCATCTTATGCCTTGTGGTTGTTCTGGTGTTTCAGGTACACGTACTACTTTGTAGTCACTCCATAAAGGAATAATGTAACCTTGATTAAGAACATCTAATATACCTGGGCAACTTTTTACAGTCTTAGGTCCACCTCTATCTTCTAGCTCTTGCGACATTTGTACTTCAGGAGTCTTTTGTTTCTTGAACCATTCAGGCCAAAACTTACTTGCTGGTACAGGTGGCAAACTTTCTTTAAGTTCTTCGTAGTTTGTAAAAAATGTTACTTTAGTTGATTTCATAATAAAAAATTATTAATAGTTCCGTAAATTAAAAACCCCCAGACAAGACTAATGCAAATCCAAAATCCTATCTTAGTTTTGTTGTTCATTAAGCCTTTCGCATATTAAATTCATTTGTACTACTATTGCGTGTGCGTATGCAACTGCGTGTGCTTTTTTAAAGTAATAAGATCCATCAGTCGGTTTTGTCCACACGTCTTGCATTATACTCTGCCATGACTTCCCCATAAGTTTTCTCTTTGCGGGTCTTATTATCGCCAGTACCGCCGCTAGTTTCTCTATGCTGTCCGGCTTCAGTTCTTTTAGTATCGTACTGTGTTCTCCTACGTGAAATAATTTGGTTACGAATTCGTCGTGCGTGAGTAGATCCCATAATGGCTCCTTTTTCATTAATGCGTTTAAGTGTGCTTCGTCTTTAATGTCCTTATACATACTTACATTTAAAAAGTCTAGCTTAAAGTAGCCTCGCTCCTCTGCTGTTTCATAATCAATAGTAGACATTTTATCAACAGGATTATGTGGAACTTCAGTTACATATACTCCCGTGTTATGTTTCTTTTTGTCGTCTAACCTTGCAACTCTATGTTTTAGCTTATCTAAAACAACTTCTCTGTCAGCAAAGTCTATGTCTATATCTGGCATCCGTCTTCTCTATCTAATAGCTTATCTAGTTTATCTTCTATTCTAGTTAGCCTTTTGTTAAGTTTCTCCATCTCCTTTAGAAATATTTCTTTGTTCTCATCACCATATGCTTTCCATAAGGAATAATTCTTTTCATCTTTTGGACTAATACTGTTCGTCATTTATTATCTCCGTTTTAAATGCTAAAGTTATTCGCGGTTTATCAGCATCAATTGGTGCGTGTCCTTTGTGCAATTTTTTTGCATCAAAGCAAACTAATGTATTTTGGACAAAAGGAAACTTTGCTTCGTCCATAATTTCAAATGCACCACTGTCTTTAAGTGTTCCGCTTAACATATAAAGACAAGTTAAATCTCCATCATCAGCATGAAAGTCACTAACCATGCCATTGTGTTGTACATTAATATACATTCTTATTAAACGTAATTGCTTGTTTAATGTCTTTTGTAACTTGTGAAACAAATATCTATTTAAAGCATCGTCTATACGTAATTCACTAATGTAAAATTCTTTTGAACCTTCTACAGATTTTTGACCAAAGTAGTGTGGATAGTTATATGTAAAGTAATCATCTAGATACTCTACCATATCCGCATTAAGCCAATTATCTACTTTTTTTATCATCTTTATTTTTTCTTCTTTCATAAGGTTCGTCCCACGGTACTGCTCCACGTGGCTTATCTTCTTTGCGTCTATCCTTTTTAAATATGTCATCAAAGTTGTTACGATACTTGTCAGTTGATGGTCTACTTCTTCCGTCCCATTTACCTGGCATTATAGTCCCGCCTCCTTAACAATTTCTTTAACTAGTTCAACATCTGCTACGCCTCTTTTAAAACGCATAGCCCAATGATTAGGTTGCATAACATGATATACAATTTGTAGTTGTTCATCATTCATTTTACCTAACATTTCTTTTCCACTTTTACAATTTAATATTAACCATGGACTTACTTTTCCATCTTTAATGTCTTGACAAACACGATTTAAACTAGCATAGTTAAAGTAATCTTGCCAACGTGCTTCTTTGTCATCACCCCAATCCATCATATGTTTTACACTACGTTCTAATGCAGTTTCAACATTTTCTTTTAATATTAACTCTAGTGCATAACGTTCATACATTTCTTCTCTGCACCAATGATCTAATTTTACTCCACTTGTAACAACATAGTCAACATACTTTTCTGGATACAATGGTCGTACATTGTTTACAAATGATCCAAACTTTACAAATGCATTGTAGTACGGACTATCACAAAATTGTTCATATGTTTTGTTTTCTTTTGCTTTTTGACATAGCTTATAAAATCTATTAAATGTCAAGTAACCTAGTTGTACACGTTTCTCATCTTTTTGAAAGTGTCTACGTTTCTTTTCGCACATATGAACTGCTAGAGTTTTCTCTCTTGTAAAACTAGCATTACAATAAGGACAAGTAAATGGTTTAGAGTTTGACATCTTTCTTATCCATCCCGAGGTCCTCTGCGTATTGTTTAAGTTCTTTTGTTGTAGATAATTTAGCAAGTAAGTCTACCTCATCTTCTTTCATGTTAGGAAACATATCTTTTAAAAATTTAATTGTTTTAGCATCACCTGACTTTTGTTTTAGCCCTTGCCAAACGTGTTGTCTAGGTTTACTAGAAGCATTGTGCGTAGCACAAAGTAATTGCCATTGTAGTTTTGGATGTCTTGTACCTAGTACATTCCAATTCTTATTATAATGTTCGTTAGTAGATACTACTGCCCATTCCTTTGCATCGCGATTGCCACTTACGGAACTTGCGTATCTGTTAAGTAACCAAAAGTTTAATTCTTTACGTTCTTCTTCTGTCCATTCATCAAATGCACCTTTGGCATTCATGTCCATGGCCATAAAGATCTCATTCAGCGGTAATTTTCTTTTCTGCTTCATCTTTAATAGTATACCATATTGTACATAATTTGTCAAGTGATTTTTTAAGGGTTGGATAATGTTTTGAAGCTTTTACCATATCATTGAAGTCATGATGATCAAATAATTCCATTTGCTTTGGTGATCCACCAACTTCCCATCTTGGTATTTTATTATGTGGTGCGTCTCTGTATCTTGCGTAAACCGTTTCGTCTACTCTTTCGTAAATTAATTTTGCTCCGGGGATTAGTTTGCCCATTTGTTTCTCCAAAAAAAAGGAAGGCCCCGAAGGGCCTATCCTATTAGTTATTATTTTTTAATCCTGTTCTTTAAGTAAGATAACAAGATACCATATGCTGGTAGGAATACAATTAGTCCTACTGCAATTTTGGTTAGTGTATTATTTTGTGCAACAATGTGCCAGTTTTCACCGATCCATGTTAAGTTGCCTTCCGCATCTGTTGAACCAGCGAATGCTGTAAAAAAGAAAGCATAAGTGTCGATGACGTTAGCCGCGATAGTTGATATCGCCGGTGCCGCCCACCACATATCTGTATACTTCTCTCTTATATGTTGGAAAACATATACGTCTAGCATAGTACCAATTGCGTAAGCAGTACCAGATGCAAGACCAACTCTGTATGCGTGTTCATCTCCTAGTGCAAGTAATACTAACACCGAGGCTATGATTGCCGGAATAATAGCCATTGCAACAACGGCCCTTCCAGCTTCTTTACCAACTAACCTTACAGTTAAGTCAGTTGCAACAACTACGATCGGAAACGTAAACGCCGCCGCCGCTAAAGGAAATGATCCAAACAATGGTAAATCTGCACCAGGGAATAAATCGAACCTAATTGTTACCAAGTAATTTGATACAGCAATAGTCAATGTATGCAATATTACAAGTTTAGTGACTAGTGCTTTATCAACACCGTCTAGTAGTTTTGAGAACATAATGTTCCTCCTTCTATTCTAGTTACTTTACTTTTGTACCGACTGTTCTTCTCACAATGTCATTGTGATTAAACTCAGCCCAATACAACTCAAAGGCAACTCCGTCTTCGACGCCTTCGAACTGATGCACTTTACCTGGTTTCACTTGAGTAAAGTCACCTGCGTGTAGGAGAGTCTCATCTACGAGACCATCCTGGTCATCTTGCCAAACTCTAACAATCATCTTGCCAGACTCGACAAAGAATCCGTTCCATTTGAATTCGTGTTGGTGCTCAGAGCACTTGAAACCTTTCTTGAATTCGATTCTATGGAATTCTAATACACCGTTTGCGTGTATAAGTTCTGTTTGTCCCCAAATTTTTCCTGCTTTCATCATTATCTCCTAATCTTGAAATGCAAACAACTTCTCAACAATATGTCCATCAATATTAACATAACGTCTTATATGTGTTGGGTCTTTTCTTGGTGTAACACCATGTAAGCTATCTACTGAATTTAAAAAGCAAACCATTGTGTTACGTTTATATGGTACGTGATCAACAGCTTTTATATCTTCTGGTAGTGCTTCACGTCCCGTAATTCTACGCCATTGTTTTCCTGCTGTGTTTCTATAAATGTTTAGTCCACCATCTTCACCTTTGTCTTCTGGCTTCTTAAAATAAAACAAACAAGCAAATAATTCTTTTGATTGATCAACGTGTGGTGTACGTATTTGTTTGTGGTCTATTGCATTCATTACAAATTGCAATTCCATTCTTACTGTACTTCCTACAGGTTGTTTTCTAGGACTTACTTCTGATCTAATATACTTTGTATATAGGTCTTCTGCAAATCTACCCTTAGGATATAAGTCAGTCATTGGTACTCTAAATGCACGTAACAGTTCGTCTTTATATTGTTTGCTAGTATGATATGCGGCAAAGTCACGCCATAAAGGTGTTACTACGTTTTCGTAATCAAACTCGTGTTGTTGATAACGCATTGTACCAAAGCCTGTATCTTTTCCTTTTGTACAATGTTGTTCTGGGTATTCTGCTTCTAACTTTTCGTATAAGTCCCAAGGTAATACCTCAGGTATGTATATGTAAGGAAAAGGGTTTGTCTTCAACATAGAGGGTTTGAAGTTTTGTAATACACTTAGGTTCATTTATATCTTTCACTTATCTCATCGCTTGTGATGTTTTCTCCCGCATACAACTCCTGTTGTGGGATTTGAAACTTGTTGTTATTTTTCTTCTTCATAATAGCAACAACCATAGGGTCACGTTCCCAAGTATCTAATTGGAAGTCGTGTCTATAACCTTTATATCTTCTTAATGCAGTAACCTTACACTTCTCTATCTTTTGCCCATCACTAGTTCCTATCCATAGTCCTAGTAAATCATAATCATTTTGATTTGCTAAACAAGGATACAAGTTAGGTTGTGTATTAAAGAAACCATGATCAACCCAACGATAAAAAGGAAGTACATGAATCATATACCCTCCTACTTTTGTTAAGTCGTGCATATTTTTATATACTGTATATTGATTGAATACGTGTTCGCCTGTGCCGTTATTAGTAACTAAATCAAACTGTTTAGTGTAGTTGTATTGTTTACTAATATCAGTATTAAGATCCATTGCTATTGCATCTTTTTCTGTGTTAACATCAATAGCAACATATTCTTTAAATCCTAATGCAAGGAAAAAGTCTTTTGTAGATGTAATTGTTTGATTGTGAATGTTTAACCTATTAAACATAACAGCTCTAGCTTTATTATTTTTAATACGTTGATTGCCTAATTCACATACGGAAGGATCGCCTTTAGCACGTAAGTCGTCTACGACTGTATCGATAGCTGTGGTGATTAAATTAGTAAATGACACTTACTTACTTTCCTAGTACTACAATATATTTATTGTTCGGGTGAACTTTACCTTGTTTGTCTGTTCTAGTTTTTTCAACAAACTCATGATGTACGATTTTTATACCTGGCATATTCTTTTCAATTTTATCTTTCCACCAACCAGGTGTTTCAACTATTAGGTGTGCGTTACGTCCATCTGGTAAAAACTTTTTAGCAGGACTTGTAGCAATAATAAGAAAAGCATTTTTATCAAATGTAGAATGAATATCTTGTAAAACGTTGTCTAGGAATACGGGTTCAATGTGTTCTAGTACATCAGTACTAATAAGCATATCGAAAGTGCCTTCTGGTCTAGCTTGGAAACTTGGATGTCCAGGATCCCAACCTACTGCATTAATGGCTTTGTAATTTTCTTTTAATGCTTGGACTACTCCTCCTTTGCCACAACCATAATCAAATATTGATTGCGGATCAAATTCTTTAATCCATTTCTCTATTGCTTTTAACCCTTTAGCATCTCCAAAAGATGCTTTCTCATCATGCAGTTGTGCTAACTGATGAACGTATTCTTCACTAATCGTCTTCATTCAATCTACCTTCCTGTCGTTGTTTATTTTTAATCGACTTCATATAACTACCAACGGCAGATATGTTTGTTGTATTTAATCTATTCATTTCTTCGTTACTAACAAGCTGGCATTTAACTTCAATTGGCTTTTCAGACATTGGAATTAATTGTAACCAAGGATCTCCTGTATTGATTTTACAACTTGTACCATGCTTAATCATTACGTTATTAAGTACTGCGTGTTGATGTTTGTACTCAATTATTCCAGGTACTCCCCAATATGCATTTGGATCTTTTTGATGCCAATCAGGTTTTATCCACAGCCATTTAACTCCTGTGGATTCTTTTATTAACCAAGGACTACCTACTTTTACGTGTGCGTAATTTGGTTTATGGAAATTCCAATCTTGTTCATCGTGTGGTAGTAATGCAGTATGCTCTGGAAATACTCTTTGGTCTAAATTACCGTTATCATCACAGTCTAAATGTAGTTCACACCAACTAGGAAATATAACACCTTGCTTTAATATTTCATTAATAGCAGGACATTGTTTCATACTGCTTATTGGTACAGGACTTCCTCCTGTATGTAGATTAGTATGTTCAGTTCTACTAGCCGGTAATGTTCTCCACCATTCAGGTATAAAGTTCTTTGCCAACGTAGGTTGACATTGATCCATTACATATTGTTGGTTAGTAAATACTTCTAATACTATTTTGTCCATACTAAATTAATAAGCCGTAATCTATTGTTTCACTTTGTCTTGATATATCTTTTATAAACCAAGCACATAGTGGCTTCTCTCCTTCTGTTATTGGAACTCCTAGTAACTGTCCATTTTTAGTTTTTGGAAAGTACCATTTCATATCATTATAAAAGTTTACTATTTTTACTTGTCCCCAATTCATTGTATAGCTTGACAAAGGGTTAAAAAGAAATGCTTCAAAGCCTCTATCATTTAAACTTGTTAATGGTAGAACTTCTATATCACCTCCGCCTTCATGGTCGCCTACTGCTAGACTCCAATCAACTGGCATAGTAATTTCGTGTCCATTTATTTCTAGTACGACAGCAGGGCTGTTAAAACTTTCTAGAAATATCAAGGGTATAAAATAAAAGTCTGGTTCTTTTGGGTTACTATTATCTAATACACTAAAGCGGACATCTTCTTTTAATTCTTCAGGCAAATTATTCAATAGGAACGTTTCGTTGTCTAATGTTAATATTCTCATTCTTTTTTCATTCTCATTATCTGTTTGGGAGTTAGTTTACCTGTGTCAGGGTCTAGCTTTGATAACCGACAACTAAACAAATTCTTAGGTCCTTTACTCGTTGTTATTACGGGTTGACCTTTGTTGTCGAGACTAATGTCTTTAATTTTAGTTGTTACGTTTCTAAACTTACCAACCATAACTTCGTCTCCAACATTAATTTCGACAACAAATTTCTTCACGACCAATCAACCTTTTCTATTGTAAAAGGATATTGTGCTTCTTTATAAAACTTTTTGCGAGATGTTAAATGTCTCTTTGCATATTTGCATGAGCTAGTTAAATCCCATATCTGCACAAAATCTTTATCTTCTGCCTTTCTTATGCCTCTGCCTATACTCTGTATAACTCTTACGAAAGACTTCCCGGGTTCAATAAGAACAAGATTAAATATACGAGGAATATTGATACCAACACTGGCAACACCGTACGTAGCAATAAGTACTTTATTCGTTGCTTCTTTAACTTCATCATACTGCTCCTTTCTATCTTTAAGTTTTACATCACCTTTAATAAAAACTGAGTCAGGAATAGCCGCTTGTAATTGTTCACCAGCACTAATCCTATCTACTAGAATTAATGTGTTACCACTATCTTTAATACCACTACACATCTTTGCCAAGTACTTTACTCTATCTTTGTTTGTAACAAGATATTTTAGTTCTTCTTGATATGAGTTATAAACAGTTGTGTCTAACAGTTGTACAACGTTTACGTGACACTTGGATAACACACCTTTGTCTTGTAATTCTTTTGCACTAATCTGATTTATTACAGGTCCTATACTTGCTAGAATACTTTGAAATTCAAATTGTTCTTTAGGTATAGTTCCAGTTAATCCCCAACGTATTGGAGCATTTCTTAAGTTTTGAGTTAATAATTTTTTTAATACATCTGCCTTTGCTTGGTGTACTTCATCTATAATAATTGTTTCTACGCCTTCTAAAAATTCTGCTAGTGTTAGTTTAGCCTCGCCGTCTTTTGTTTTCTTATCAAGTATGTTTAAACTTTGCCAAGTACAGATTGTATGTGTTTTGCCTAGTTCTTTTCTATCGCCAAAATAAACGCCGACATCTAATCCGACGTTAATGTAATCTTCTTCTGTTTGTGTTACAAGTGATTTGTTTGGTACAATAACTAATGTTCTACCTATCTTCTCGCATATATGCGATAGTGTAGCAGTAATAATAGTTTTACCTGCACCAGTGGCAACCTCTTGTAAGCATTGTGGGGTTTCCACAAATTTATTAATTGTTTCGACTTGGTAGTCACGAAGTATAATTTGTTCGCCTTCTGCTGGATGACCTTTTGGCCAAGTCTTATGTGACCAATAGTTTTCATCAATAGCTTCAAATGATAGTTCGTGCTTTACTCGGTTATCTTTTATCTCTGCAATTTCAACACCTGCGTCAACAAGTGTGTTTACAATGATATCAAGATGATTAACATAACCAGTACCGCCAATTCCGAAAAAAGCCACAGTTCCATCCCATCTCCCTAATTTGTATTGTGGAAGATAACGTGCATAAGGTACTTGGAACTTTAGCTTGTTAGCTATTTTCCGTCTATACTCAACGGGCAGATTCTCTACCTTCACATTAACTTCGTCTTGGATTATTATTCTACAACTTACCATATTATATTATTTCTGCTTTTACTGTTCCATAACTATAATGCGGACTTGCGTCTGCGTCATATTGTATAATAAGATTCTGTGAGCTGACAAAACTCTCAATGTTATGAGAGAATTTATTACTGCCTAGTGTGAAAATGCCTTTTGGTTTCCAGCCTTGTATTTTTAATATAGGCTTCGGAATCTTATTATTACTAATATACACTACTTTTGTATTTTTGTCAACACTATTATTTAATCCCTGAGCCTTGACATATTGGTTAAATTGTATAGCATCATTACCTATCTTACTGTCCAATCTAAACAAAACGGCCATTTGTTTAGTATCAATAAAGTTTCTTAACAAGTTATGCATCTTTGTTACTTCGCCATAACTGTCTTTTGGACTAACCATTATCATTAATGGATACCTATTCATTTCATCAATACTTTTAACTAACTCTTCCAATGGCCAAGTAGTACTATTAACACAAACAAGACTACTTGTTCTATTAACAATTTTTTTAGTTAGTTCGGATTTATCTTTTATACTTTCTGCTACTGCATCTAAGTCAAAATGATTTATTCCGTAGTAATGTCTTCTATCATAGTATTGAAATATATTTTTATAGTTAGGTTGTCCTAATTCATCTAAACAAATATCAATACCTGATTGTGGATAGTTTTGAAAGTTAAATTTATAAATGCCCGGTACATAGTCTTGTGGATTGTCGTCAAAAACTTTTAACTGTTTGTGTATATCTAATATTGATTCGTCAATATCAAACTGCTTATCAAACTTACTTGCAACTTCAACTAACTTCCAAATGTACTTTTCTTTTAACGGAAAGTAATGTGTATGCTTGTCGTAAAAGTAATCTTTGTCAGTTTTATTTTTTAGTTCTTCAATATACTTGATTACTTTTTTATTAAACGGAAAACGGATAGCAATCATTTTCTCGCCTTTGTATTCTACAAACTTGATCCAATGACTACTATCTATTTCCCGCAGTGGAAATCTTAATTTTTCCACGGCTTCATGTAGGTCAATTTCATGGGCACTGAATTGATCTACATAGTATTCAGTTAATAACTTTTTAACTAATGAATACTGTTTAGCAGTAAGAGCCGTGCCTCGAAATACTTGTTTAGCGATACTAAACATTATATTTGCATTGTCTTCATGCAAGTGGAAGTTCTGTAGTTTGGATAACTCAGGATCAGGTGAATATTTTAATTCACTTATCCCAGCGGCCAATTCTAAACAGTCTTCTGTATTGAGGGCTTTTTTGGTGATAGTTCTCTTATGCATAACTAGTATTATACTAGATTATAGATAAGAAGTCAAGCGATTTAGCGGTAATCCTGCAGATATTTCTTCCAATGTCCACTCTGTATAAGCAATATCATTAAGCCATTGAGTTCTATCAGGACGTTTTGGCATTCCTATTGTACTTAAATTTAAGTTTCCTACATCATATGCTAAACTATCTGGACCAACAAATACAGGAACTCCATTCATTACTGCTTCTGTGGCAGGGTTACTAGACCAGTTTACAACTGCATAAGCACCTGTACAACTAAAGTCAAAGTCGTCATATGTGTCTTTAACTTGTGATGGTGTTTGTCTTTCTACTCTTTTGTGATCGTGTTCTATCATAGGAACAGGACATCTTGGGTGAGGTCTCCATACTATTGGCATATCAGTATATTCTCTAATTGTATTGATTGTATTTCCTAACCAAGCAGTCATGTTAGGAAGGTTCCTCCACTGGTGACTTTTATCGTGTTGTCCACAAATAATTATTCTATCTCCGCCTAGTGACCAAGGCTTTAATTGTAAGCCTAATTTATTTGCACGTTCAGGTCCATTACCTTTTGGACCAAAGATAGCTTCTCTATTAATTCCGCCGATAGCTACTTTCCAAGTAGTTCCTCGCTTTAGTCCTCCGACTTCAAGGACGATAACTTTCTTGCCGAGGGCGTGTAAGTCGTCCCAGACTTTTTTGTTTCCAGCCATTCTACCGTGCCAAAGCACAGACCAAATAACGCCAACATCGCAATCGTAAGTATTATCAATAACGGTATGCCCAGCACTAGTAAGACTGTTTGCAAAAGCATCAAACACTGGTTCTGAATTTTGTGCACCATAGGCTCTAAATAAACTAAACTTCATTCCAATACGTTTCGCTACGAGGTTGTAGTAGGTCTCTTTTTCTACTACGTCCTTCTGATTTACGAACTCCTTTCAAGTGGTCAAAGTACTTACCGAGTTCACAGTTGATAAGTGGGTGTCCTTCGCCATTTACTAAATGTCCGCTAAAGTCTTTTACGTTACCATGTGTCGGTGTGATCTTCTTTAAGACTTCCCAGAATACATAACTATCGTGCCATTCTTCCATTAAAAATATTCCTTGTTCTGCTTCATCGTATACACGTTGAAACTCTTTAAGGAAAGCATCGCAACCTGGACTACGTAATGTAAGACCATAAAAGCCACACTCAGGCCATTTTTTATTTCTACCTAAATAGTGTAGCCATGCAGTTGCAGGTACTAACAATCTAAACTCACCATATGTAATAGGACTATGTACGTAAGTATCTGCGTCCATCCATACTAGTATGTCTGTGTCGTCTTTCTTTGCTTCATGGAATACAGCATAAACTTTGTTAGCAAATCTAACTGCGTCCCATTTAAATTCTTTATGATTATCTCTTGGTCTTCTTTCAGGCCAAGGACATTTGCCATTAGCTTTAGGAACTTGTCCCCATTCGTTTTTAAATTTTTGTAAGTCAGGTAATGTTGCATCAGCATCATATATTGTTACTCTGTTTTCGTCTGGATTAACAGGAATACATTTCTCTGCATATACATTTAATTTAATTCTTGGATCAACTTTTTCACAAAATGAATCAATAAAACGTTGACCATATTGTTCTAGTCCTGGTTGATGAAACGTTGTTACAACTGTTATGTTCATATCTTTAGGTACCTTTTCATATGTTGCCAACATTCGCCACTACGTAAATCTGCAAAACTCCAATGGCATTGTGCAATCTTTCTTATCCAACTTTCTCTGTCTATTGGACCTAGCTTACTAATTTCTGATAAACTTTTATGTGCTACATCTCCTACTTGGCTACCTTGTGCATCTTCAACAATAATTGGAACACCTTCTATAACACTTGCTACTAATGGGCTACTATTAAATCCAATAGTTACCATACTCTTTGCAAGGTCGTGTTCTATCATTGGTTCAAAACTAACTCTAACATTTTCACCTGATATCTTTTTAATATACTCTGGTGCTTTTTTATCTCCAGGGTGTGGTCTTACAATAATAGGTCTTGTAGTATACTTTCTTATTTCAGCAATTTTATGATTAGCCCAAACAACAACGTCTTTACCTTTCATACTCCAGCCGCCATTACGTTGTAAGCAAAGTAGTACGTGTTCTCTTTCATTAATGCTCCAAGGCTTTAATTCAACACCTAAATCTCTTTTAATTTTATTCCATTGTTGATCAGTAGGAGCATCATTACAATACTCTCCTGTATCATTAAACACACCATTAATACTATAACGTAAGTAATGATGTGGTTCGTTTTGTCTTGCTTTGTATAAAAATAAATTACTGTCTGCTGTAATAAATGCTTTATTACGTGTGTTCATTGTAATATTTCTACGTAAATTAATATGTGGAACGTGAGCACTATTGTCGTGTAAAAAGCCTTGCATAATTGCAACATCACAATCCATCATTTCAAAACCATCGTATAGTAAACCATTGTCGCCAGCCATGCGAACCCCATCAACATAATTTTTTAATATGTCATACTTGTGATTAGACTTACCAGGCTTTAATGATTTTCCAGGTGGAATAACTTTTGTATATGCTATTACTCGCATTGTAACGTCCTCCAAGCATGACCACTTATCATTTCTTCATAAGTAAATTGGTTATTGCTGAGGTATCTACAAAGCCACGTTAATGCTTTTCTACCAGGGTGTTTAATAAATTCTATTCTTTCAATTTTAGTTTCGCAAATGTCTTGAGCACAGTTTGGTCCTAATACTATTGCAGGTTTACCATATACCATTGCTTCTAAGGCCGCGATACTATTATAAGTTACCATACAATGTACGTCCTCTTCTAATGCTTGTTCCATTGTGTTAATACTAACACGAGCTTCTCTACTTGGCTTCTTACGTACTTCAACTGGTCTTGAAGTATGTTTCTTAATAGTTATAATTGTATTCTGAATCCATTGCTCCAAGTCTTCATTAAAGTATTTCATTACTTTTTCACTTGGTGGAACAATTAAAATTTTTCTGCCTGGTACTGGATCTTTAAATTGTATTCCTAATTGTTTAAAACGTTCCCCACCGAACTGTTGTGGCCATAATTCTCTATCTGGCATATGAAGATTTTGTAATGCGTTTTTTACAATTCTATGATAAGTCTTTTTACCGTTAGGGTTTCTTGGACTAGGATTGTTACCTAAGTAACCTGTATCCATAAAGTAAAAGTCTTTTTTACGTGCAATACATTCTTTAATAATCTTTTGTTTACCTAACCCTCTAACTAAAAAAGGAGCAGGATGATCCCAATAATCATTTACGTCATCTGCTCTAATATATTTTCCGCCACTACCTAGTGCCATACTCATAATAAAGGAGTCAACAATTCCAAATGAACCTTTGACTTTCTTTTCTACTTTTTTAATACCGCTATCTATACAAATAACTTTAGGATTCTTTACGTCTTCGAATACTTTATTAATTGCTTCAATGGCGTGTCTATTGTCACCAATAGCTACTCCGTATAATATTTCGTTAATTACTTCTTTCATCTCAGGTGTTAAATGCCTCGGATCCCATTCGCCATTACTCATTTTTTATTCCCCATCATATCAGAAAGTACATCTTTCCAA